AATTAGCCTTGAAGAAAAAAGATATGAGTATATGGGTGATGCATTAGATAGTCTAAAGGTCCCTGGGCCTGTTATAAAAACTGAGCGAGGGTTAACTAATTCGCAAAAAGATGAATTGAAGGCACGATTATCAGATAAGTTAGGGCAGAATGCGAGCAGAAATATGTTGCATATCGGAGGTAAAGGCGTCGAATTAGAATTTATAAATCCGTTATCCGAAATGAATTGGAAGGAGATGACCAACCTTAACGAAACTCGAATTTGCGGAGTACTCGGAGTACCACCGATTGTATGCGGTGCAGAAGTAGGTCTAGAAAATAGTCCATGGTCAAATACGGGCGAGGCATGGCGTTGGTTTTATCGCGCAACAGTTTCGACACTATGGACGCAGGCAGAAAGAGCATGGACAAAAAGTTTCATCAATGAACCAAATTTAAAATATAAATTCGACCGCAGCGATGTTGCTGAACTACAGGAAGATAGGAACTTATCCGCAACTCGTGCAAGAGAATTATTTGAGGGTGGATTAGTAGATAGAGATCGCGCAAGAGAAATCGCAGGGGAACCGACATTAGGAACTCCATTCGGAAAACAATACGCAAGTCCGATGAACATAGTTCCGGTTGACTCAAATGCTAAAATACTTTCATCAACGGCAATGATGCATGAAACGAATGCTGATATGGTCAATACAGATATAGGTGAGATGCAGGAATAATGGCCATGAATAAAATAGACATACAGCAATGTTTAAGTGGACATAGCATTGACTGTACTGTATTTGGTTTTAGAAAGTTTCGCATTAGATGGTGGGTGGCGTCTCGATTGATTCGGTTAGCGATTTTGATTATGGATATGCGTATTAATTTTTGGGATGAGGACGGGACTAAACTTGAGTAATTCCAGTACGCTATTGGATAAAAAAGCCGACCCTCCTTTTGTTGCTGCGCGAAATCGTCGTGCAGATTTATTTATTCCGCGTATTCAACAAGGCGTAAAAAATATATTTGATGCAGCTACAGCTCAGGTAGCACTATTCGCGAAGTACGAGGCACGAGATCCGTATTCAGCCGAGCTACAGACGGCGGTAGAGTCTGCATTATATACAGTGCAAAAACCATTTATATTTACGCTAGTGTCAGATGGATATACCTTAGCGACAACTCAACTAACTACTAAAAAATTTGATCGACATATGTTTAAAAAGAATTATGATGACATGCTAGAACCAATATCTGGTCGAAGAGGAGATATTGAAGAGTGGTTGGTTGGAACTGCAAAACGCGAAGCATCGGAACATGCGAAAAAAATAAAAGATATCCACGAAAAGGCTCGAACCTATTGGGATGAAAAATTAGGCCGAGGAATGACGCCTGCGGAAATCGCGCATGAAATATTAGTTAAAGGATATGCTTACGACACAAATTATGCGAATCTAATTTCTCGTACAAATACTATTTGGGCGATGAATGAAGGGGCAGAAATAAAATATATAGAGGCTGGTATAACTCGCGAAAGATGGTTAGCGACAGATGATGATGTGCGTTGTGTTTATTGCATGGACATGGACGGTACAGAAATTCGCATTACAGATGTTTTTCTACCAGAAGGTGGGAGAATTATGCATCCTGAAATACCGGATAGATTTTTGGAAACATCATTTGCAGTTGCACATCCACCGTTGCACCCGTACTGCCGCTGCTGCGTAGTACCCGTAATTGAAAGTATTAGTATCCCAATGAGAGGGTAGTATGACTACAGAACGAGATAGAGCTGTTTCCGATGGTGGCAGATATCCGCCTAGCAGTGGACGTGAATATAAATCTGACGGATCAGTATTAGACATTGCATCATGGCGAGAAAGCGTTAGCAATAGGCTAATCGCAATTAACGGTGAATTGACATCGTTTGTTAATCGTATGCATTCTGATTTGGCTAATATTGCAGATGATATATCAGAAAGCACAGATACGATCCATAACGATCTTGGAAATATTGCAACCGATTCCGCAGAAAATATCGACGTACTGCATAACGATCTTAAAAATATTGCGAACGATATGCTTGATAACACAACTAATTTAATCAACAGTCAAAAAGATGGATCAATGCGAACAGTGTTATTGAATCAAACTGGGAA